GCCAAAACCTATTCATAACATGGAACAAAAAGCTTCTTGCTGCAAGAAATGGTGGTGATATAAAACGAGGAGGTGTTGATTCTAGCGCAATAGCTAAAAAATTCTCTGGTAGAGGAAACATAGAAAAAGCTTTTAACTATGCTATGAACGATTTATCAAAAGCTATAAAGTCTCTAAACGACAAGCAGCTTAAAAAGATATTTGATGATGGCAATAACTGGATAAATATGGAAATCATGTACCCAGCATCTTCAAACGTAATAAACTATGATGCACCACATTTACAGTTTCACAACGTATTAAAATATAAAGATGGGACACCTATAGGTTCAGTACCCGATGGCGCTAGGATGCTTGCGGGAATGATTGCTCAGGTAAATCAAAACGTACAGAAGAGTTTTAAAATAATTGGCCCTCAGTTTTTAAAGATAAATCCACACCAAGATTATTCTGCTAAAAAACCCTATTTCTTAGGCAAGCTAAACTCTCTTATGAAAAAGTTTAGTATGTCTGACTCAAGTACGTTTGGTGAATACCATCAAGCTTGGTGGGGAGAATATGTTGACAAAAATCTTAAAGGTGTAGATAACAGAATAAAGATGGGGCTTGTTAAGCGGTGGGCTTTTTCTGATAAGTCATTCAGACTTAATAAGAAAACTATAGGTGATGAAAAGCTTTTATCTAAAGCTATAGATATCGACAAGCAGAAACATGCAGATCAAGTTAAAAAGAATATGTTACCATTTGAAAAGTTATTCTTTGAATTGGGTGCTGAAGTATTGAAAAACGCGGAAGGTTTCTTGGCAGCCAATCCAGACAAAGCAGTACAGAATATAAGAAAGCAGATAAAGCAGGCCATATCAATCGTAAGAAAAGGCGGCGATATAAAGAAGATAAACAGATTAGCACAGCAATTAAATAAATTAAATTCAATCGGAGGTATGGATTCTATAGTGCCAAGTGAAGGTTTAGTATTTGTATATAAAGGAAGTACATACAAACTAACTGGAGCTTTTGCACCTGTAAACCAAATCACAGGTATGATGTATTTCTAAAAAGGTTATAATATGAAACAGTTTTCAAAACAAAAAATACAGAGAATGAGAAACTTGGCAACAGGTGACTATGGCTCAAAAACAAAAACAAGTTCGGGGTATACAAGCTACGAAACAAAAAGATACGAGGGGGATGTTTGGGAAGAAGGCGGAAAAACCTGGACACTTAAAAACGGTATCAAACAGAACAAGACTAAGCTAGGTGAAGCTAGAAAAGATATGCAGATCCCATTAGCTTGTCCAAAGTGTAGCGGCAGAATGAACAACTCTGCACACAAAAAAATGTATAGATTATTTAGCCACTGTCTCATGTGCCAGAACAAACACGAGCACGGTATGGTATCTAAAGGTATATACAAAGAATGGTTTGAGAAAGAAGTTAGAAAAAACTTTAGTTCTTGGACATTGACACAAGAACAGAACTTTAACATTTGGTTCGAATCTTTAGACTCAAGCAATCTAATTACAGAATCAGGTCAGATAGAAGATTGGTCAAAGCTTTCTTCTACTGATAAGAAAAATATAAAACAACGCTTCATAGACTGGATAGATTCTGAAAAAGAATTAACAGAAAGATTATTAAAAGGAGAACAAGAATGAGTATATTGACACAAATATTTTCAAGCGGAGCTGCAACATTAGTTAAAAGTGTTGGGGGTGTCTTGGACAATTTAACAACTTCAAAAGAAGAGAAGTTAGCAGCAGAGCAAAAGATACAAGAGCTTATAGCAAAATATGAAACAGATATGGAGGCTAACATAACAGACCGTTGGAAATCTGATATGAACTCGGACTCTTGGTTAAGTAAGAATGTAAGACCTATGGTATTGATATTTTTAGTAATATGTACGGTACTAATGATATTCATTGATGCAGGTGCAGTATCATTTAATGTGGAAGAAAAGTGGACAGATTTACTGCAGTTAGTTTTAATGACAACTATTGGTGCATATTTTGGTGGTAGATCACTAGAAAAACGTATCAAAAAATAACGCAACTTTTATATACATATATATTTATATATAGGTTATGGCAAATAAAACAATAAAACAAGCTTTAGTTGATGAGTATATCAAGTGCTCACAAGACCCTGTGTACTTTATGAAGAAGTACTGCTTTATCCAGCACCCTCAGCGAGGTAAGATAAAGTTCGATTTATTCAAATTCCAGGAAGATTCTTTAGTAGACTTCAAAGATCACAGATTTAATGTAATATTAAAATCCAGACAGATGGGTATATCAACCTTGACAGCTGGATTTTCTGTATGGAACATGGTTTTCAGAGAAGACTTTAATGTATTAGTTATTGCTATAAAACAAGACACTGCAAAGAATCTTATTACTAAGGTTAGGGTAATGCACGACTTGCTACCTTCATGGCTAAGAGTTGGATCTGAAGAAGATAACAGACTTTCACTTAGACTTAAAAACGGATCACAGATAAAAGCAGTATCATCTGCTCCTGATGCTGCAAGATCTGAAGCACTTTCCCTGTTAGTTATTGATGAGGCTGCCTTTATAGATAAGGTTGAAGAGATATGGACTTCAGCACAGCAAACATTAGCAACTGGTGGTTCTGCAATCTTACTTTCAACACCAAATGGTACAGGAAACTTATTCCACAAGATATGGACTCAGGCTGAGAGAGGAGAAGGTCAGTTTAATCCTATAAAATTACACTGGACAGAGCATCCTGATAGAGATCAAGAGTGGAGAGATTTGCAAGACGAATTACTTGGACCTAAAATGGCAGCACAGGAATGTGACTGTGACTTTATTACTTCTGGTAATTCAGTTGTTTCTGCAGAACTTCTTACTTGGTATATGGACAATCTTGTTGTAGAGCCAATCGAAAAGAGAGGTGTAGAAGACGAGCTGTGGATATGGAACTATGCAGATTATAATAGATCATATATGGTTGTTGCCGATGTTGCCAGAGGTGACGGTAGTGACTACTCTACTTTTCATGTAATAGATATAGAAAAGATGGAACAGGTAGCAGAATATAGAAATCAGATAGGGACGAAAGAGTTCGGAAATCTACTAGTAAATATAGCTACAGAATACAACGAAGCTTTGTTGGTTGTAGAAAATGCAAACATAGGTTGGGCTGCACTACAGCCAGCTATAGATAGAGGGTACAGAAATCTTTATTACACGTACAAACACGAAGGTGTCCACGATGCCACTACTCAGTTAAGTAAAGGATATGACTTAAAGAACCGTGAAAATATGACCCCTGGATTTACTACTTCAACCCGTACAAGGCCTCTTTTGATATCGAAGTTAGATATTTATTTTAGAGAAAAGGCGTGCACTATAAAATCTAAAAGACTGATAGATGAGTTATTTGTTTTCATCTGGAATGGCCATAGAGCTGAAGCTCAGCGAGGATATAATGATGATCTAACAATGGCACTTGCTATCGCGCTATTTGTTAGAGATAATGCAGTCAGATTGGCTACTGAAGGATTGAATATGAACAAGAACGCAATAAACAACATAGTCAACACAAGAGGTGCGTATACAGGAAATAGTTTTCCTGGAACTAACCCTTGGAATATGAAAATTAAAAATGATGACGAAGATTTAACTTGGTTATTATAAGGTTATAAAGGAGAAAAACATGGCAGAAAAAACATTTTTTGGAAGATTACAGACATTGTTTTCAACAGGAACAATTATAAGAAGGACTGACAATGGATTAAAAGTTGCAGACTTAAGCAAAGTGCAAGCAAATCCAAAACTAGCAACAAACAGATTAGTAGACAGATACAACAGAATATATCAAACAGACAGTTACGGTTACAACCAACAGGCTAATTTTCATACACTTAGACTCCAGCTGTATTCTGACTATGAGATTATGGACGAAGATTCTATAATCTCATCTGCTCTAGACATATACTCAGATGAGTCAACTCTTAAAAACGAATTCGGTAATGTACTCGAAATAAATACAGATAATGAAAAAGTGCAGAAGGTGTTAAACAATCTGTTTTATGATGTACTTAATATAGAATTCAACGCTTGGCCGTGGGTAAGAAACATGTGTAAGTATGGTGACTTCTATTTGAAGTTAGATATAACAGAAAAAGTAGGGATAACAAATGCAGTTCCTCTGTCTTCATACGAGATGTTTAGAGAAGAAGGTACTGATCCAAATAATCCTGATATGGTTAAGTTTACTCATGATCCTACAATGGCCGGTCAGCAAGGAGCTTCAAGACAAGGTATGCAGTCGCACTATGAAAACTACGAAATAGCTCACTTTAGAATGCTTAACGATATGAACTTTCTACCTTATGGTAAAGCTATGATCGAACCGGCTAGAAAGACTTGGAAACAATTAACTCTTATGGAAGATGCAATGTTAATTCACAGAATCATGAGAGCACCTGAAAAACGAGTATATAAAATAGATATAGGTAACATCCCACCAAACGAGGTAGACGCATATATGCAGAGAGTTGTTAACCAGATGAAAAAGACTCCTTATATAGATGAGAAGACTGGCCAATATAATCTTAAATTTAATATGTCGAATATGCTTGAAGATGTATACCTTCCTGTAAGAGGCGGTCAATCTGGTACTGAGATAGATACTTTATCAGGAATGGAAAACAATAGCATAGATGATGTGGACTATTTAAAATCAAGAATGTTTGCAGCACTTAAAGTACCTAAGGCTTTCTTAGGCTATGAAGAAGGTGTAGAAGGAAAAGCAACCCTTGCAGCTCAGGATGTCAGGTTTGCAAGAACAATAGAAAGAATACAGAGGATATTTTTATCAGAGCTTACAAAAATTGCAATGGTACATTTATACTCTCAAGGATTTTCAAACGAAGAGATGGTAGAGTTTGAATTAAAACTAACAAACCCTTCATCAATAGCAGAGCAAGAAAAGCTAGAGTTATGGTCAAGCAAGTTAGACTTAGCATCAACTATTAAAGACGGTCAGATGGTATCTGAAGATTGGATATACAAAAATGTATTTAACATGAACGAAGAAGAAGTTAAAGAAGAAAAGCATAACGTAATAGAAGATATAAAACAGAAGTTTAGAAAATCTCAGATAGAAATGGAAGGTAACGATCCTCAAGAATCTGGTGAAGCACTTGGTACTCCTCACACGTTAGCAACTGTAGACGCAGAAGATGATGGAGGTGACAATCTTTCTATGTTCGGAAACGATGAGCCCAACGAGCCAGGTCAGGGTAGACCAGAAGAAAGTACAAAGTATGGATCTCAAGACTCTGCAAGAGGTAGAGATACTATTGGTAGAGAAGAAAGAAAGCGTGATACAAAACTGAAGAACAATAAATCAAACAGAAGATTTGAATCACGGAAGATAAGAGGTTTGTTTGCTGAAAAAAGTAAATATAAATCTGATCTTTTAAACGAAAGCAACATAATGGAAGACGACATATAAATAAGTTTTAGTATATTTATATGATATATAAAGATATACGCGGGAAAGAAAAAAATGAAAGCAAAACATTCTAAATACAAAAACACAGGAATACTATTTGAGCTATTGGTCAGACAGATAACAAGTGATACTATCAATGGAGTTGAAAATTCACCTGCAATATCCATTATCAGAGAATTTTTTAAGAAAAATACTACTCTTAAAAAAGAGCTAGGTTTATACCAAACTCTTTTAAAAGAAAAGTTCAACACCGAAAAGAAAGCTGAGTCTTTCATCACCGCGGTGCTCAACGAAAGAAAGAAACTTTCTGGTGTAGAGCTTAGAAAACACAAATATAATCTGATAAAAGAAGTTAAAAAACACTACAACATAGAAGAGTTCTTCAAAGCTAAAGTAGAAAACTATTCAGAAAACGCTTCTATATTCTGTCTGTTTGAAAACAAAGTAAACCCTTCTCAATCTGTAAGGTTTAGATATAGTCTTATAGAATCCATTACAAATAAGAAAAACAAAGCATCTAGAATAGATGAGACATATCAGATATATTCTAAGCAAGACAAGGATATTAGAATACTTTCTTACAAGATAATGTTAGAAAAATTCAACGATAAGTATGGAACTTTAAGTTCTGGCCAAAAGACTTTGCTAAGAGAATATATAAACAATATATCAAACACAGAAAAACTTAAAACATATTTACATTCAGAAATTACAAAAACATCTTCTGAAGTAAAGAAGCTTTCTGAAAAAGTAAAAGACAAGATTGTTTCTATAAAGCTTAATGAGGTTGCAACTCAACTAAGATTGATCAAGAAGGAAAGAAAAATTAAAGATAAGCATATGCTTTCAGTAATGCGTGCTTATGATTTAGTTAGAGAGGTTAAGAATGTCATTAAGTAAAAAGTTAGATAAAATGTTTGAAGCTGACTTCAAGAAGATCGAAGAAGAAGACTTAGACGAAATGAATACGACAACATCTGGAGGCGGCGAATACGATACAAAATTTGCTTTTGGTAAAAAAACAGATGATAAGACAACAGGGGCTGCAGGTATGAAAAAAGTAAAGGAATCTACGTTTATGAAAATGGCAAAGCTTACGCTTATGAACGAAGTAAATTACAACGAATACAAGAGCGATGATACAGCTACATCTAAACAGAAAGTAAATAGAGCTATAAGAGAAGTTAATAGTAAGCTGTTCAAGATAGAAAGAATCATCAATCAGAATATAAAGTTAAAGACTGAAGCTGGTATAGATGAAAACAAATACTGGAAATCAACAAGAGGTAATCTTTCTAAAATTTCTGAGAAAATGGAACGATTATCTAACAAATTAAGGAGATTCTAATGTCAAAAGAAGTACTAATAGATTATACATCGTTTGAAATAACACCTCAAATGATAAAAGAGTCTGAGGAAAGCAACGACGGAAAGGTTATTGTAAGTGGCGTGCTACAAAGAGCCGGTGCGAAAAACCAAAACGGAAGAGTATATCCTAAGGAAATCTTAATGCGTGAAGCTAACAAATATTCAAAGATACAAATTGCAGAAAACAGAGCACTTGGAGAATTAGACCATCCAGAATCATCTGTAGTTAATTTGCAAAACGTTTCTCACAATATAAAAAAGATATGGTGGAAAGGTGATGATTTAGTTGGCACAGTTGAGGTACTAGGTACACCTTCTGGTAACATACTAAAAGAACTGCTTAAAGCTGGTGTGAAATTAGGGATCAGTTCTAGAGGCTTAGGTTCAGTTAAGCAGCTTTCAGAGGACGGAACCCTCGAAGTACAATCTGACTTTGAATTAGTATGCTGGGATTTTGTCTCTAACCCATCGACACATGGAGCTTTCATGGCACCGCTTAAGGAATCTGTCAATGATATTTATATAAATAAATACGACAAGGTAAACAATATAATTAACGAAATGCTTTGCGATCTAACTTGCAAATGCACACTACCAAACAGGAGTAAATAAATGAATCAATTCGATATCAGAAAGTGGAACAGATTAAACGAATCTACAGGCCAAAACAAAAGAATGACAGAGGACGAGAAGAAACAAACTTTAGAAGCTGTTTCTAGATTTAACGAACTAGGTCAGAATATATACAAGACAAACGAAATAAGCGAACTTGTAGAAACTGTCAAAGTAATGGCTGAAAATGCTAGCAGGATGGCTATAGAAGAAACTGCAGATTGGTTCGATGCCGTATCTGTAAAAAGAGACACTAAATCTATAGGCGAATCTATAAAAATGTTTGAAGGAACATTCAAAGAAATATCTACATTACAACAAAGATTAGAATCTGTATTTGAAGATATGGGCGCCAAGCTTGGTAAATACTATGAGATAAAAGAGTTAAACGAAACTGAAGCTCAAGATAAGTATCAAGCTAAATTCAAAGATGCTTTGGAAGATGAAGGTGTAGATTCTCCTGCTGACTTGGATGACGAAGAAAAGAAAGATTTTTTCAATAAAATTGATAAGATGCATAAAGGTAAAAACGAATCTAAAAATAAAACATCATTTCAAGGTGACGTTAACGAAGCTTTCGAAGGCATGAGAAACGTAATATCATCTCCAGGAATTGCAATAAACATGGGAAACAAAAAACCCGTCAACGAAGGATTTGCAACTTGGAAAATGTCATTTGCAGATATGAATCTATCAGGTGTTGAACTGAGAAAAGAAAAAGTTTATACAGTAAAAGCAAGATCAACTGTCGAAGCAATTAAGAAAGCATCTAAGATGGCTGGCTTAAAAGGTAGTGATTGGATGGCAACACAAACTCACAAATTAGAAAAGATAGGATAATATGAAATCAGAAACTAAATTAAGGAAGCTTGTTAGAGAAGAAATAATGAAATCTCTAATAACAGAAAAGTTTGCATCTAAAGCAATAACTAAACTGTATCAAATTATGGATAGCCACGACAAGAAGTTCTTTGCTATGACTGCAAAAGGTAGAGGCTTTGCATGGTCAGATGTACCTGATACCGCTGTTGGCGGAGGTTCACCTAACTCTTCTAACGATTATATGAATATATTTATCCTAGACAGCAGGAAAGAAAACCCATATCAAAAAACATCAGAATGGGGCCAGCTTTCGAAAGGTATCATAGGAATTACTATAGGTAAAAAATCTATGTACTGGCCGAAGCAGAGATATTCTTCTTCACCAAATATGGTAGGTAACCAACAGCAGTCAGTTGACAATTACAAAAGATATTCTGAAGTAGCTGACAGAGTACTAACTATAGCTTTATCAGATATACCATCAGCAAAAGAAAAACAAGCGGCTAGAGCTGAAGCTCAAAAAGGTGCCACTGCTCTTATGTCAGCTGTAGATCACGCTAACAGGAATCATGCAAAATACAAAAAAGCTTTAACGCTCAAGGTTGCAGCAACAGGTGCAGAAGGTATGGATAAGTTGATGGCCGATGCTGCAAAGGTAGTTCAGCAGTCAATAGCTAAAAACACGCAGATGCTTAAAAAAGGCAAATATCAAACATCGTGGGATACATACAAATCAGTAACAGATGCATACGCAAGAATGGTTGACTCATATGTTAGGTATAAGGTGGAATTCGCTGCTGAAGAAAAAGAAAAAGCGGCGGTTAGATCTAAAGCTATAGATCCAGATGGAGATCTTGATAATTGGAGACGTGATTATGTTGCAAATTATATGAAAGAAGTAAGAGATTATTATAGAGATATGTTGAAAAAAGCGAAGCACGTTAACGATGGTGAATATAGAGATATCGTAAGAGAAGGTGCAAAGAGAAAATTTAATAATATCTTAAAAGAAGCTGCATGGGATCGCACTTCTGGTAAAGCTTTACCTACATTGGAAGATGTACAGAAAGCATACGCTGCAAAAAAACACCTACAAGAAACAGAATTGACTGAAGCTCCAATGGACAAAAGCTTTATGAAAAAGTTTGAAAAAGACTGTAACGTTTTAATAAGCCATTTGAAACATGAGATTGCTAAAAATGATGGCGATTCAAAGTTCTTTAAAGGCTTGCTTGGCACTGTTGTCGATGCAAAAGTTGTTCCATATAATATGGTGAAAAAATTAGGGGATTCATAATGGCAAATATTAAATTCAAAGATATTTTAAATGAAGGCCCAAACTTTAGTTTAGCGCATGACAAAATAGAAAAATGGATGCCAAACGACAGACAGGACCAGCAAGAATTTTACAAACTTGTTGACAAGAAAGATGTCAATGGTCTGGCTGACTTTATAGATATGGTAGCTGATTGGGAAGTGCTAAGTGGCTTTAGTATAAAAGATAAAGATACGAACGGACTTGCGAAGTATATAGTAATGAACGAAAGTACATTAACTGAATCTAGAGAATTTGTAGTGATAGATCCAAGAGGTAATGCAAGACCGGTAGGTTCAAAATCTCAAGGATCACAATATACAAAAAAGATGGGTGGCCCACGAAAAGGATATTTCATTGTTCTTAAGAAAAACGCATTGAAAGCAAGAAGAGCTATTGAAAAAGCAGGTGGTAGATTTATAGATTCTAAACTTCAAGATACTATGTTTGATTTAATGTACGAAGGTAAGATAAACGAAGAATACATAGAATCTATGGATGATCAAGCTATAGATAAACACCTGTCGGCAATTGAAATGCAATGGTTAGATTGGAAACGCGGTCCTATGACAGACAAGGAAGATGTCAAGCCTGCTGCAAAAGAATTAACACATTATATTCTTTTATGGATGCGTAAAACATTTAAATAAAAAGATAGCAAAATAACAGATATTAAAAAGGCCGGCATATGTTTTCATATGTCGATTTTTTTTGTTATATTAGATATAAATCAAGTTTAACATAAAACATAACAATGCAAAAAAATTACAAGAAAGATTATCAAAAGAAAGACTATCAAAAAAAGCCCTTTAAAAAGAAGCATTTTGGTAGACACGACTTCTACGTAGAAGGAAACCCTGAAGCAGTCAAGGTACCAGATTCAAGTTCATATTCATTAGAGCGAGCTTTGAAGTATCTAAAAAGACAATTGAAAGATACTGAGAAGATCACAAAGTACAGAGACAAGAGGGAGTACATTAAGCCTAGCGAAAAGAGAAGGATTCAGAAAGAAGAGGCAGTTAGGACTGAACAGTACAGAGATAAGATGAGTAAGCGATATGGTAAAGGTTACGTCTGGGTAGGTATCTTTGACGGCCAAGCTAGATAACATACAATAAACAAATATTTTTAATAAAGAAGAGCTTTTTATAGGCTCTTTTTTAGTCTTTAATGATTGTCATGTATATTTATATAGGATTTAGGTGTATACAAAAAGTATTATCTCTATATAATACAATGCACAAAACTATAACTACCCTATTAAGGTTTCTAATAACCTTATTTCCAGAACAAACAAATTAAAGGAGAATGATAATGTCAAAAGACTTATTAAAAGAGGCAATTGCCGATGCAAAAGCAGTTCGTTCAACTGCCATTGCAAATGCGAGATTAGCTCTCGAAGAAGCATTCACCCCGAAATTACAATCTATGCTATCAAATAAGATTGCCGAAGAAATGGATGACGAATTAGAAGAAGAAGACGATTTAGAAACTACTGATACCTCTATGGAGGACGAAGAAGTTGCTATTGCTGACACTACTGCTGACTCGGCAGACACTGGCTCTGCGGATGATGAAACAGAAGAAACAGGTGAAGACTTGCCTGCTGAAGAATCATACGATGAGGCTGAGGAAATCGATGAGATGGACGACATGGACGAAGACGATCTAGAACTAGAATCAATTATCAAAGAATTAGAAGAAGAAGAAGCAGAAGGTGAAGACCCAACTGTTGCTGAAGCTGACGAGGAAATGGAAATTGAAGAAGGTGATGACGCTGAGACTATGGACGAAGAAGGTGAAGACGAGGAAATGGATCTCGATGAGATTATATCCGCATTAAGAGAAGAAGATGAACTTGAAGAAGAAGAAGAAGTTGTTGAAAATGAAGAAGAATTAGAAGAAGCTTACAAAGTTATTAGATTTTTAAAATCTAAAATTAACGAAGTAAACTTATTAAATTCTAAATTACTTTATTCTAACAAACTATTCAGATCTAACAGTTTATCAGAATCACAAAAGATGAAAGTTATCGAAACGTTCGATAGAGCAAATTCTGTAAGAGAAGTTAAGTTAGTTTATTCTACTTTAGCTGAATCAATTTCAGGATATACTCCAAAGAAACGCGTTACTGAAAGCTTCGCATCAAAAACAATCGGTTCTACAAAACCATCGAAAGATGTTATTGTTGAATCAAATACTTTTGCAACAAGAATGCAAAGGTTAGCAGGATTAAAATAATTTTAAAAAAATAAGGAGACTTAAAAATGTCAAATCAAATTAATGATTTATTACAAGCTTCTCAGGCATCATTTAATGCACAGAGAAACGAAACAAAAGGTCTTGTAACTAAGTGGGAAAAGACAGGTCTTTTAGAAGGAATCAGTGATGAGTATACAATGCACAACACTGCAATTCTTTTAGAAAACCAAGCTAAACAACTTATTTCAGAATCTAACAGTATCGATGCAGGTACTAATAGAGAAAACTGGAATGGAGTAGCTTTACCATTAGTTAGAAGAATCTTCGCTGAAATTTCTGCAAAGGAATTCGTCAGTGTACAGCCAATGAACTTACCATCAGGTCTAGTTTTCTGGTTAGATTTTAAATACGGAACAGCTAAAGGACGCCATGAAGATGGTAATTCTTTGTACGGTGGTTCTGGAAAAACTGCACCAAACTTAAACGATGGATTATACGGAAGTTCTGACACAGATATGGGTGGACGTTCTGCTGGATATTCATTATCTAAAAAAGGTGTTTTATTACTTAAAGCTGAATCTTCTGCTTCAGTAATTCTTAACGGACTAGACAACGGCCCAACATTAGGTGTTGACGCTGACTGGTCATTAGCATCTGCTTTCTATGTTATGTCTGCTTCTGCTGGTGCTGCTAGATTTACTGCTGGTGACAGCGGTGACAATGCTGCAGCACTTGCAACTGCTGAAGTATTTACTTGTTCAGCATTTGTACCTGCAACAACAGCTGCAACGTTCCACTCTATAAAAGATGGTTCTTCTATTGCTGTTTCTGGTGATGATAACAAGTATAAATTGTACTATTACCAAAACACTGAAAAAGCATTATTAAGAGGTGACTTTGAAGATACTGTAGGACCGGAAATTGTATCAAGTACTTTGTCTGATGACTTAGAAATTCCAGAAATCGATGTTCAATTAACTCAAGAGGCTTTAGTTGCTAAGACTAGAAAGTTAAAAGTTAAATGGTCACCGGAATTTGCGCAAGATCTTAATGCTTATCATTCAATTGATGCTGAAGCTGAATTAACTTCAATGTTATCTGAATACATTTCAATGGAAATTGACTTGGAAATTTTAGCAATGCTTAACAACGCTGCTGCATTCGAACAAACATTTGTAGCTGCTGCTCCTGCTGCTGGTGAATCTTACGGCGATGCTTTTGCTCAAATGGGTATTTCAATGCAAGTTTTATCAAACACTATCCACCAATCAACGATGAGAGGAGGAGCTAACTTTGCTGTATGTTCTCCACAGATCGCTACTTACTTAGAGTCTATCGCTGGATATGCTGCTAATACTGATGGTACTGCTGAAAGCTTTGCAATGGGTGTAACTGCAATCGGTTCTTTATCGAACAGATTTACAATTTACAAAAATCCATATTGGACAGGTAACACTATCTTAACAGGATTTAGAGGGACTCAATTCTTAGAAACTGGTGCAGTATTTGCTCCATACATTCCATTGATTATGACTCCACTTGTTTACGATCCAACAAACTTTACTCCAAGAAAAGGTGTGATGACTAGATACGCTAAGAAAGTTGTAAGAAACGACTTCTACGCTAAGTTGATAGTTAACGATTCTACTTGGACTTCAAGATTTGGTGGTGTAACTGCTTCATTCGCTTCATAATTACAAGTTAAACTAAAAGTAATTTATATTATTATTAAGGCCCCTCTTCGGAGGGGCTTTTTTTTCGTGTCATGATATTTATAGTAAATACAATGGAGGTTAATTATGGCAAAGCAAAACATAGAAAAATCTGTTCCCAAAGGCAACATAAAGTTTTCAATAACATTATCAGAAGAGCAGAAAGCAGCAAAGCAAGCAATGTTGCATCACCCTTACAATTTCATAGTAGGTAAAGCAGGTAGTGGAAAGACGCTGCTAGCATGTCAGGTAGCACTAGATATGTTTTTCAAAAGGATGACAAACAAGATAGTAATTACAAGACCGACTGTCTCTACTGAAGACAACGGGTTTTTACCAGGATCAGAAAAAGAAAAGATGGAGCCCTGGTTGGTACCCATCAGATCTAATATGAGAAAGATCTACAACAAACCTGAGATTCTAGATAAGATGGAGAAGGAAGAATCTATAGAGCTTGTTTCTTTAGCACATTTCAGAGGTAGAACATTTGAAAACAGTGTAGTAATTATAGATGAGTTTCAAAATCTAACTAGATCACAATTTAGAATGGCGCTAGGTAGATTAGGAAAAGGATCAACAATGATATTCTGTGGTGATAACCAGCAGATTGATTTGAAAGACAAAAACTATTCTGCAATAGTTGATCTGTCAAAGATAAACGATTCTCAGTATGTATACAAAAGAGTATTAGAAGATAACCATCGTCACGTAGCAATAAACGATGTGTTTGAAATGCTAATGGGTATGTAACAAAGAGATTAGTACTTGATATTTATATAAAACTAAGATAGGGAATATAATATGGCAAACATAGCAATATATGATGGATCAGCAACATCCATAAATAATAACACACCTTTCGGGTTATATGATAGTGACTCAACGTTTCAGTCTGATGGACCTAAAGTTGCAAATTGGTGTGCCAAGAGACTGGGATATCCAATCGTAGATATAGAACTGCAAGATGTGCAATTGTTTGCATGTTTTGAAGAAGCCATAACAGAATATAGTGCTCAGGTAAATAGATTCAATATAAGAGAAAATCTATTAAGTGCCCAAGGTAACTCAACATCAACAAATTTTACACATCAATCAATAACTCCAAACTTAGGACGACTTATAGCATTATCAAAGCAGTACGGTTCTGAAGTAGGAAGTGGAGGTACAGTCGATTGGAAATCAGGCCACATAATCACCACGGCAAGCCAACAAGAATACGATCTTAATTTAGTATTGTCATCTTCAGCTGGTGCAGTTGTCCCTTCAACTACAGATATAGAAGTAAAGCGTGTTTTCCACCACCAATCACCGGCAGTTGGCAGACGAGATATAAGTCAAAACCCTGCACTGAATAGCTTTGCATGGGGGAATACACAAGGAGGTATGCAATATCTAGCAATACCAATATACGATGATTTACTTAAGATACAGCAGACTGAATTCAATGATACTGTTAGGAAATCTCATTACACATTTGAACTTATAAACAATAAGCTTAGAATATTCCCATCACCAAACTCTTCATTTAAGTTCCATATACAATACGTACTTACTGATGACAGAGACACACTTGTGACCACATCAGCTGTATCTGACTATTCTAATATGGGTTACGATAATATGGTGTATGCAAGCATAAACGATCCAGGGTTACAGTGGATAAAAAAATACACATTAGCACTTACAAAACAGATATTAGGTTCTGTAAGGAGCAAGTACTCGTCCATACCAATTCCAGGTGCTGAAACAACATTAGATGGCGACACATTAAGATCTGAAGGTATTGCAGAAGGTGAAGCTTTGATAGCTACTTTGAGGGAAGATTTAGAGGCTGCATCAAGAAGAAACTTAATGGAGAAGGAAACGGAGATAACTGAATTTCAACAAGGCCAATTAAACAAAGCGCCGCTTAATATATACATAGGGTAATATGGCACTATTCGGAGGAAGCAGAGACATAAGTCTATTCAGACATTTAAACAGAGAATTGATAAACGAAATTATTGATACTAGATGTGATATATTCAAGCATTCTATATTCGATAGTAAAGAAAATCTTTATGGTGAAGCTCTTAGCAAGGTGTTTAAAGCGGGAGTTAGAGTTGCAGGTCTTATAGAGAAAGACGCAAAATCATATACATCAGAAGACATAGGTGTAGATTATTCTAGACAGATCAAGTTTTCATTCCTTAGAGACGATCTAGCATCGCTAGAACTAGGCAGTACAAACAACACTTTACTTCCAAACGAAAATGCACAGAATGCAAATGTATACTTAGAAATTGGTGACGTTATATTTTGGGACAATATGTACTGCGAAGTCGATACGATATCACAAGGACAGTATTTGTTTGGCAAGAACCATGATACTGACAGCAATGGAGGTACCCATGGGGCAAGTTGGTCTGTGATCATAGAAACACACGAGATGAGAAGAAGCAAAATAAACACACTTGAAAATGTAAGAGCAGGGTATGACGAATATATTGCAGGGACAAAAATAGACGAGCAGAGAGGTGGACTTTATGGATAAAAAAGTAGATAGATCTAATCAGATTAGACGTGATGACAACGCAAAAGACTTATCAGTAAATCTATATGATGTAGATACTGTAATAAAATACTACTTCGACAACATAATACAGCCAAGTGTAATGGAAGATGGCGAAAGAATAAATGTACCTGTAGTATATGGTTCACCTGAAAGATGGAAGTCGATACAAAAGACAGGGGTATACAGAGATAAAAAAGGCAAGATTCAGTATCCAGCAATTATATACAAAAGAACAAGTGTAGAGAAGAGAAGGGATTTAGGGAGCAAGGTAGATACAAGTAACCCTCTTTACTACGGCTTTCAAAAGAATTATTCTTCAAAAAATAGATATGACAACTTCGATATACTAATAGGCAGAAAGCCACAGACTGAATTCCACAACGTTGTAATACCTGATTATGTAAAGCTAAGCTATGATTGCGTTATATATGCAGAGTATCTAGAACAGCTAAATAAGATAGTAGAAGATATAAATTATGCTGAAGGTCAATATTGGGGCAAGGATAATACATTCAAGTTTCTTTCTAAAATTGATAGTTTTGATATAGAATCAGCAACTGCTCAAGGAGAGGATAGAATAGCCAAAGCGACGTTTACAATAGGAATGAATGGGTTCATAATACCTGATAATATACAGAAGGCAATGAGCAGTTACAACCCTAAAGACTATGGGAAAGTAAGTATAACAATAAATAGCGAAACAGTTTCATCATTAGAGGATGTAAAAAGAAACCTAAGTCCTGGTGAAGATGAGTTTAAAAAAAATAAAGGTTTCTAAACAAGTTATAAGGAGAATTAAAAATGGCTGAAATTAAAAAAAGCACAAAGTTTACAGAAGAAGAAATGAAGAAAGTAGAAGACTTCAAAAGCAAATATGATACGTTGACAGTAAGTTATGGTCAGCTAGCAATGGACCAGTTAGTATTAGACGAATCAGAAAAGCAGATAAAAGAAGAATATAAAAAGACTAGAAGTGATGAGAAATCTTTTGTAAAAGAACTCTCAACAAAGTACGGTACTGGTGAATTAAACCTGGAAACAGGCGTATTTATTCCTCAGCAATAGGTACTTTGAACTTCATACATTATATTTATATTAGAAATAACATAACCCATAGGGTTAATTTTTACATAATAGGAGAAAAATAAATGGCTGAAAAAATAATTAGCCCTGGTGTATTTACAAGAGAAAATGATTTATCATTTGTACAGCAAGGTGTTGCGGCAATAGGAGCTGCAATCGTAGGACCAACAGTAAAAGGTCCGGCATTGATACCAACCCAAGTATTTTCATATTCGGAGTATCAAGCTCTTTATGGGGATGCTTTTAAGTCAGGTAGTAATTACTACCAATACTTAACATCAATAACTGCAAAAGAATACTTAAAGCACGGTGGACCTGCAACTATTGTAAGAGTTATGCCAACAGACGCTGGTAACGCAAACTCTTACAATAGTTG